ATGGTATTGCCATCAAACAAGGAACTTTGGGCAGTCATTGCCCCGAGGGCGGAGGGCGACAAGTGAACGAACCGACAATCGAGAAATGGCCCCACCCGTCGGTTCTGTGACGAACTCGACTAGGCGAACGCTAGGGGGTTGGCCAGGTCGAAGCGGCGGGGCGAGTTGATTGGTTGGTTTTTCGGACAAAGGGACATCAAGATTTTGGAGGGTCTGAAAATGGCAAAGGTTAAAAATGTCGACCGTTACATCGAGGCGGCCGCCAATGGCGAGGCCTCCCCGGCGATAGTCCTCGAACTGGCGGCGGAGTTAATGGCCACACAAAAACGCTTGGCCGCCGCCGAGGGGATCGTCCGGGGGTTCGTCTCCGCCGGGGGCCTGGACCAGTCGTTTTTCCTGGATGCAATGGATGCGGCCGAGAGGTTCGTCGGAGCGGAGTCTGGACAATGATCGAGAAAAACAGGATCGGGGTCGAGGTCCTTCACCTGGCCGGGTTGGGTTACCGGGTTTTCCCGTGCGTCCCAGGGGGAAAGGTTCCCCTGGCGGAGGCGGTTCCGAACGGGAGGAACGGGGCGACCGACGACGAGGAGACCCTCCTCGAATGGTTGGGGAAATATCCGACCGCAAACTGGGGACTCGTTACCGATGACCTCCTGGTCGTCGACATCGACGGGGCCGACAACCGTTGGCCCGAGGACCAGGCGAAGGCGGAGAGTCTCCTGGCTTGCGGGGCGATGGCGATCACCGGGAGAGGCGGCCGACATATTTTTTTTAGGCGGGACCAGGCGAAGGCCTGGCGATCGACGGCGGGGAAAATCGCCCAGGGAGTCGACACCCGATCGGCCGGGGGATATGTCGTCTTGTCTGGATCGGTCGTTCCTGGGGGCCAATACGAATGGATTGATGGGATGTCTTTGTCGGAGTCGCCCGGGGAGTTGCCTCTCCCGCCGGAATGGTTGACCCTGCAACTCGACCAGGCGGCCGGAGGGGGAAGGGTTACCGTCCAGGATGGGACGACCCAGGCGGGCGAAAACTTTATCGGCAAGGGTCGAAGGAACCATGCTCTTGCTAGTCTTGGTGGGACCATGCGGCGGGCCGGGATGGGCCTGGCCGAGATCCGGGCGGCCCTCCTGGAGACCAACCTTTGGCGATGCGTCCCGCCGATGGACGAGGCCGAGGTCGACCGGATCGCCGAGTCGATCGCCCGTTACGCCCCCGACGAGGTGACCGTGGCATTGGCCGAGGGGACCGGCCTGGACGATCCTTTCGGCGGGGATGTCGTCGAGAACGAGGACCCAGGAGATTTTCCCCCGGAACTCCTGGACAACCTCCCCGGGTTCGTTGGGAGGTTCGTCGAGTGGGCCGAGGCGACTTGTCACCGCCATCAACCAGTCTTGGCCCTGGCCGCCGGGTTGGCCCTCCAGGGACTTCTATCCTCCCGGAAGGTTCGAGACCATCGAGGGACCAGGCCAAACCTATATATCTTGGGGACGGCCCCGTCGGGGGCCGGGAAGGAACACGCCCGGGGCCTGGTCAAGGCGGTCCTGGCTAAGTTGAAAACCCGAGGGTCCCACGACCTGGGAATGTCCGAGGGGTTCGCCTCCCACGCCGGGGCGGTCTCCGCCGTTGCGGCCAACCCGGCCAACTTGTTTTTGTTGGACGAGTTCGGCCGGTTCCTGGCGGCAGTCAACAACCCGAAGTCGCCGACTTACCTGGTCCAAATTATCTCGGTTCTTTTGAAACTTTATTCTTCAAGCGGGGGAACCTTTACGACGGACAACTACGCCGACTCGGAACGGGTCCAGACGATCGACCAACCAGGGGTCGGACTCTATGGGACCTCGGTCCCCGAGTCGGTCTTCGAGTCTTTCAGCTATGAGGCCATCACCGGGGGACTGTTGTCCAGGTTCCTGGTTTTCGAGGGGGACACCAAACCTAAGCGGAACCCCGGCGACCTGTCCGAGGAGGTTCCCCCGGACATCCTGGACCACGCCGAGAAGTGGGCCAGGTTCCTCCCTGGCGGGGCGATGGGCCTGGTCTCGGGCGATGCCCTGGCCCCGACCGTTGTCCCCGTCACCGCCGAGGCCGGGGAGGTTTTCGAGTCCTTCGCCGAGGTGATCGACGACCTCGTTATCCCGGCAACCAATGGCGGGAAAGTCGACCTCGGAAACTACTCCGCCATCTGGACCAGGGCCGAGGAGAAGGCCAGGAAAATCGCCCTCGTCTTGGCTTGTTGCCAGGGTGTCGAGGGGATCCAGGTCGGGAAAACCGAGGCCGAGTATGGGGTCCACCTGGTCAAATATTTGACCAAAAAACTTTTATGGTTGGCCGCCAGATTAATCTCGGCGGGGCCCTTTGACCAGGTCAGGAGGCGAATTTTTAACCTCGTTTGGGATGCAAGAGAGGGCGGGATCCCTCCCTCGGAGATCGTTCGGGCTACCCAGGACATCCAAAAGAGGACCCGAGAGGAGGCCTTGGCCAACCTGGTCGACGGTGGTTTGGTCGTCAAGAAAACTCTAAAGGATGCAATCAAGAAGGGTCGGCCAACTATCCGCCTAGTTCATTGGAGACATTCTAGGGGGATGAGTGATTGACCGGGTTCGTTTTTTTAATCAAAAACTATCAAAGGCGGATGATTGACATCCGCCTTTTCTATTTTGCCAAGCCTAACAAATTGGCTCGCGGTTTTTCCCAGACTATTTATCTTTCCATTTATTATTTTTTTTCCTGGCCACATCCACAATTAAAGTATTTATTATTTTTTTTCTTTATAGATACCTACCAAAAGACTTTACCTGTCTCTCTCCCCTGTCTCTTAAGGAAAAAAAAGATTTAATGTTAATCTGGGTTATTTAGTTTTCGGCCCTTAGTTTTCCCGATCGGGAGGGCCGACGACCAGAACGGTCGGCGAAGTGATTGGCCAAGTTCTATCCTGGCCCTCGGCGGTTGGCAAGTCCCTCCCAAAAAAAACAGGACCCAAAACCTTTTGCGGGCAAACGCCCTTTCCGGGTTGTGCATGGGTTGACGGCCGGGGAAGATCCGTTCAGATGGCGGAACAATTACGGACCGAGGGCGGTTTAAATGTCTACGAACTTCAGACTCTTGGCAATCGTTCCGGCCCTGGCCGGGGTTGTGGTCGCCGGGGAACAATCGCCCAAGGCGGTTGTCGCCAAGGCGACCCCTTGCGAATGCCAGGCGGTTGTCGTTGCGGCCGGTCGTCCGACCCTGGCCGAACGGCGGGCCGATCGACGGGCCGCTAAGGGTTCCCGTTGCAACGGGGCCGAGTGTGCGACCCGAACCGTTGAGGTCACCGAGACCCCGGCGATCATCCGGACTGAGTCGGTCTATGAGACCCGCAAGGTCAGTCAAAAAAAAACCATCAACCCAACCAAGTGAACGGCCTTTTCCCTGTTTTTTAAGGAGTTTTGAAAGATGAAAGTGATTCCAACCGATTTTGTTATTCCCCGGGCTATGTTGACTTTAGACAATTACTCTAACCTTTCCGCCGCTCATCCTTGGGTTAATGCGTCACAATTTAGGTCTTGGTATATGGTATTTAACCTGGGAACCAACGGGGCGACAAGTATCCTTTTTAAAATGCAACAAGCAACAAGCGTTCTTGGTTCGGGTACAAAGGACATCGTCGGCAAAACCTTTACCCATGCCGATGCTGCTACCGGCCAAAGGATTATTACCCTTGTAGTCAAATCCGAGGAACTCGACCAGGCGAATGGTTTTAGTTGGCTTAGGGGGCGAATTGAAGTTACTGGTGGGACCAGTACCCAAGTGACCGGGATTTTGTATGGTTTTGAGCCCGTACAAAGAACGGCAAAAGATTATGCGATCGTTGAAGTCTTGAATTAAACCAACGGGGGTGGGGGGGTAAATGTTTAAAGACTTTTCTCGATTTTTCGTTATGGCGGGCCTTTGCCTGGGGTTGGCCCTTCCGGTCCAGGGCGGGCCCTTCCGTCTCCTGGGTGGAAAATCCAACGGCGGGAATGGCAACGGCGGCCAGTCGGCCGTCGGTCACTCGGACGGCGACCTCTGGTCTTGCCAGGGTGTCGCCAACCGGATGGCCCGCCTTTGTCGAATGGCACACCTTGGAAACCCTTCCGGGGGTTTCGAGGGTGTCGGTTGTGCGGGGACCGCCGAGGCCGCCCTGGCAAACACTTGTCGGCCCAGGTCGGGCGGACCTCCGAGGGATTGGGGAGTCGCCCAGGGAGCCAACGGTTTGTGGTACGCCTGTCGGAGGTGGTGAACTACACCCTGGGGCGGGCAACCATTCTGAAAATCAACACTTCTGCCACAACGCCCCGGGGTTGTTTCATATTTAAAAGGTCGCCCAATGTCTGACCAGGTCGAAAAAATCGACGAACTGGCCAAGTTGCGAGTTCTAGCCCAAGAGGCATTCGAGGCCCTGGAAAAACTCAACCGATTGACAAAAATCGTCGACGAGTCCAGGCAATCGGCCTTTCAGGCGGTCCTGGTCCACCGAGAAAAAAACTACTGCCCGACCAGGTTGGACAAAAAACTTTACCGCACTCTAAAAACTTTGTCCGACGAGACGGACAAGACTGTCCAGGAGATCCTCGGCGAGTGAACACCATAGTCGCCCCGGTCGTTTTCTGGTTGCCCGTTCCGGTTTCCGCCAACCAGGTTTGGCGAAAGGGTCGGGGAAATGTCCACCTATCGGCGGATTATGTCACTTGGATCTCCGTTGCCCTCGCCGAACTGTACCGCCAGGGGATTACCGCCGCCGATGTCGACACCCTCGGGCCTCCCCCATACAAGATCTTGGTCACCGTCCACCCAGGACCCAAGGGGGCCAAGGGTTGGCGAATGTCCAGGGATCTCGACAACCTTTGGAAGGCCCTCCTCGATCTCCTGGCAAAACGGGCCGGGATCATCCCCGGCGACAACTCCGCCACAATCCAGGCCCTTGGGATCGAACTCGGGCCCGAGGCCGAAAGGGCCGGGGTCGTCGTCACGATCGAACCCTGGCCCCGTGCGGATGGAGGAGGACGAGCCAACCGTGGAACGGGAAAAAATAATTGAACGAACCTCCCTCCCGGGAGTCCCGGAGTTTATGCGGGACTCGATCCGCCAGGCGGTCCGCCGATTCCGGGCGACCGTCGGGGCCGAACAGTTCGCCGAAAAAATGGACAACCTGGTCGACTCCGAATTCCCAGGAACGACCCTCGGCCAACTCGGGGAGATCCTGGCGACCCTGGCCCCCGAGGTTTACGCCGACCGGCCAACCTCGGCCAGGCCGACCAAGACCCCGCCAGGGCCGAACCTCGAACCTACCGGCCGCCTGGCGGTTTACCGGGCCAGGGCCGAACGGGGTCGATCCCTTCACCATCCGGAGGATGTGACCATTGGCTAGACTCCCGCCTCACCGTCCCAGGGAAAAACGGACTCGGTTCCGGCCCGAGGAGCAGGGTTCGACCCATGCCAGGGGTTACGGTCGCCAATGGCAACGCCTACGGGCGGCCTTGTTGGCCTCGCCTGGTTGGCAACTGTGTCGACTGTGCGACAACCAGGGCCAAATCAGGGAGGCGACTCTCCTGGACCATATCGTCCCAATCCGAGACGGCGGGGCCGTCCTGGATCCCGACAATCTACAGCCACTTTGTCGTTGGTGTCATGATATAAAGACTAATGAGGGTATAAAAATAAGGTGATAGCCTGCTATCAAAAGGATAGGGGGTGATGCGGGCCCCACCCCCCCTAGCGGAAGACCGCCCGGGGGATGCGTCGAAAAATCACGACCAGTTTTACCCTAAATATATACTTGGAGATACAAAGATGCCTAGAAAGAGAATTCAGAAGAACGGATACCCTTTGCCATCTAAACCAGATGGGGAGTTTACTCAAGATGAGTTGGATTGTTACGCCGAACTCGTTCGGCAAATCCGGAAGAAGGGGACCGAGTCGGCGGCCTCGGTCGAAGAGGTTATCCTGGCGGCCTGTCTCAAGGCCCGGGTCGACTATTTTCGGAAGAGGGTCCGGAACCTGGACGACATCGTAATTATTGGATCGACGGGGTCCGAGACCGTCCACCCTTTGGTTAGGGAACTCCGGGCGGCCGAATGCTCTTATGGGACCTTGTTGGGCAAACTACTTCTAACAACCAGGGCCGCCCTTAGCGGTTCGTCGAAACGCCCCAGTCCTTCCGAACCCGTGACCCCAGGCGATGCAGGGGAGACCGGCGGGATCATCCGACTTATGAAGGCCTCGGGCGAATGACGGCAAAACGCCAAAAACTCTTAAGTCCCCAGGAACTCCCTGGCGGGGATTACATCGACCTCCAAATGGCGGCCGACCTTCGCCAGGATTTTTTCCCCAACCTCAAACTTTGTAAGGGCGAGTGGGCGGGGAAACCCCTTCGCCTCCTCGACTTCCAGTTCGATGAAATAATCAAACCCCTCTTGTGTAGGAAAAGGCCGGACGGTCGCCGCCGTTACCGCAAGGCCTTTGTCGCCATGCCCAGGAAAAACGCCAAGACAACCTTAGCGGCGGCGATCGCGATTTTCCACCTTCTCTTGTCCGGAGAACAAGGCGGAGAGGTCGCCTACGCCGCAAGCGATGCAAACCAGGCGGCGATCGCCTTCGGGATCGCCAAGGCGATGATCGAGAGCTACCCATTTTTTGCGACCCGTTGCCGGATCTACCGGCGGGAGATCCACTACAAGCCGACCGATTCCGTTATGAAAGTCTACAGTTCCGAGGCCTCGACCCTTCACGGGGCGAACCTGTCTTTCGCCCTGGCGGACGAGATCCACCTTTGGAAGGGCCGGGACTTGTGGGACGCAATTGTTTCGGGTTGTGCGGGTCGACTCCAGTCCCAGGTCGTTGCCATTACGACCGCCGGTCACGACCGGGGGAGTCTTTGTTTCGAGCAATGGCGACACGCCGAACGGGTCGCCGCCGGGGATGTCGAGGACCCGAACTTTCTCCCGGTTATTTACGGACTCAAACCCGACCAGGACATCGGGGACCCAAAGACTTGGGCGGCTTGCAATCCAGGCCTTGGCCAAACTGTGTACGAGGATTTTCTCCAGGAGGCCTATAACGAGGCCCTTTTGATCCCGTCCAGGATGGACTCTTTTCTCCAGTTACATCTAAACGCCTGGCGGTCGTCGTCGTCGACCTGGATCCCGGCCGACCGTTGGCGGGCTTGCCAGGGCGACCGCCCCGACCTGGAGACCCTGAAAAAATCGCCCGCCGTTATGGGTTTGGATCTCTCGGGGACCTCCGACCTAACGGCGATCTCGACCGTTTGGAAACTTCCGGACGGTCGTTTCTTTGTCGACTGCCATTGTTTTTTGCCGGAGGCGATCGTCGACCGGGAACGGTCCACCCTGACTCCCTGGCGGGAGTGGGCCAAGCGGGGTTGGTTGACCCTCATCCCTGGCGATGTCATTGAGTTCGATTTTGTGCGGGCGAAGGTCCTGGAACTCGGGGAACGGTTCGGGATCTCCGAGATCGTTTGCGACCGTTGGCAAATCGCCCAACTGGCGGCCGAGCTACAATCTTCCGCCGGGTTTAATATTACGGGCCACGGCCAGGGTTACGCCTCAATGGATCCCTCGACCAAGGGTTGGGAGCGGGCCATCCTGTCGGGCCAACTCATCCACGACGGGAACGAGATCCTCTCCTATTGCCAAGGGAACTGTGGCCTCGTTCGGGATCCGGCGGGCAACCAGAAACCGAACAAGAGCGGGGTTAGGTCTCAACGGATCGACGCAACCGTCGCCGCCCTCATGGCTTTGGATCGACTCCGGGTCTTCGCCCCGACGGGCGGCGGTTGGGACGGCGGGGTCGTTTTTGTTTGAGGTTTTAAAGTATGGTAGAAGACTAACTGGCATTTTTTTTGGGTGGATTATGAGTGAAGTAAAAATCGGACCTTGGACCATCGAGGCGGACCCAAGTCAATCAAAGTCCAATCTTCCCAAGGTTTCTTTGCATGGGATAGAAGTCCCAAATCTTGTCGATTTTGTTGTCGAGTCCAATTTAAAAATTATGGATGTAACAACTTCTTTTGATTCTCAAGTCCGGTCTTCTCCTGGGAGAACCACTTGCGACTTGACGATTAAAGTCTCGTTTGATCCAAACGACGATTTTTCTCCGATCCCAAAGGAATTTGTCAAGGACCATGTTTTAAATGAATTGATGGAAAGAATCTTGTTCTTGGAAAGAGAAAGGTCAAGTCTCCTGAATAAATTGAAAAATGCTAATAAAAGCTAAATGAATTGAGGCCGCCAACTCGCCTTGGCCGCCTGGATATTCTCGGGGAATGGCAACCGGTTTCCTCGGCCTTGTTTCGACTTTTGGGTCCCGCCTTTTCCGGCGGTCGCACCCGGTCCGCCAGTTGCGGGACTGGAACCAGTTCACAAACCCTTGGGCCTACAACCCCAGGGCCGAGGACTATCTCGGGATCCCGGCGGTCTGGACCTCGGTCCGGTTGATCGCCTCGACGATCGCCTCTCTCCCTCTCAAACTGTACCAACGGGACAACGACAACGGGCGGACCGCCCTGTCGGCCCGGGGCCATCCTGTCGCCGGGATTTTCGCCAGGCCAAACCCTTTCCAAACCGAGATTGAGATCCGAGAGGAACTCGTTTTCTCCGCCCTGGTTTACGGTTACGGATACGCCGAGATCTCCCACGACGAGCTAGGCCGGGCGGTTTCCCTGTCGCCGATCCCGTTCGCCGATGTCCAGGAGGATGAAAACTCGGTCACCGGGGAACGGGTTTGGAAAATCAACGAACACGACGGGACCGGTCGGACCAGGATCCTCCCCGATTCGTCTATGTTTTGTTTTTCCGGTTTCATGGGTAAGGGCCTTGGGGAAGTTTGCTCGAAGTCCCTGGAACTGACCAGGGCGGCCCAAGAATACGCCCAAGCAGTTTTCGAGAACGGGGCCCAACCTGGCGGGACCCTCTCGGTCCCTGGTGTCCTGAACTCCGAGGCCGCCGAACGGTTGCGGCGGGAATGGGAGCGAAGACATTCCGGGATTGGGAACTCGTTCCGCACGGCGATCCTCCAGGGCGGGGCGACCTACTCCTCGAACAACGGATCGAACCAAACCGCCCAGGCGGTCGAGATGAGGCAATTCCAGGTCGCCGAGTGTGCCAGGGTCTTCGGGATCCCGATCGGCAAACTCGTGGACGGTAACACCAATTCACCCGAGGCGACCCAAATCATTTTCCTCCAGGATTGCATTCGACCATACCTGGTTCGTTTCGAGGAACTATCCTCGAAAAAACTTCTCCTGGACGGCGAGAAAGTCTCCCTCTACTGGGAACACTCGATTGACGGGATCCTCCGGGCTGACATCGTCTCGAGGTTCAAGGCCTATTCCGTAGCGAAAAACTGGGGGATCATGTCTTCCAACGAGATTCGCAAATTAGAAAATATGCCAGCAATTGACGGCGGCGATACCTTTCTTTCGCCCGTTAATATGTCCCCCCTGGTCCCCGATCTCGGGGCCCCCGGGGCCAGGGCCCCGTCTTCCGAGTCCCCTCTCTCCGCCGAGATGTCGATCGACGAACCCACCCCAGGCGAGGACATCCTTCCGGGGGAGGGAGGGGTTCCTCCAATCCAACCGGCCGGGAAGGCCGCCGCCCAAGTCCCTGGCGGTTCGCCCGATGTCGCCTCAACCGCACTCAACGGGGCCCAAATCGCCTCCCTGGTCGAACTGGTGAACCAGGTCGGCCAAGGCCTTGTCCCCGCCGCCTCGGCGAAGGCGATCGCCTCCGCCTCGTTCCCGTTCCTGGCGGCCTCGATCATCAACTCGATTTTCGACCCGGTCCAGGTCCGACCGGTCGCCCAGGAGACAAACCCTTGACCCCGGAAGAAAACGGCTGGGACGGTTCGGTTTTGTTTGTCGGAGGTCCCAGGCGGTTACCCGTAGGGCCCGCCAGTCTCCCGCCGATACGGATTGAGGCCGACGACCTTTTCCCTCCTCCCCTGGCGGAATACCGCCAACGGGGAGTCCTGAAAACGGAACGACCGCCGGAGGTTTACCGATGCAACCCAAGGGGTTAGAAGTCCGAACCTTTACCTCGACCATTAAGGCCGAGGACGATGGTCGCCGCCTAGTTGGCTACGCCGCCAAGTTCGACTCTTTCTCGGAGGACCTTGGCGGGTTCGTCGAAGTTATCCGACCCGGGGCCTTCGCCAGGTCTCTGGACGGCGGGGCCGATGTCCGTTGTTTTGTTGAACACGACCAATCAAAACTACTCGGCCGGATGTCCTCGGGAACTCTCCGCCTCGTCGAGGACTCGATCGGCCTCCGGGTTGAGTGTGACCTACCCGAGGGGGTCAGCTACGCCGAGGATCTCCGCCGCCTCCTGGCCCGAGGCGACCTTAACCAATTCTCTTTTGGGTTCCGAACTCCGCCAGGCGGGGACGAGTGGGGGATCGTCTCCGACGAGGATCCCCGCCGGTTGCGGACCTTGCGGGCGATCGACCTGGTCGAGGTCTCCGCCGTCTCGATCCCCGCCTATGCGTCGACCGAGGCGGCCCTCCGATCACTCGCCCAGGCGGACGACGGGAAAAAACTTTTGAAACTCCGGGCGGAACTTCTCCGCCTGGATCTGGTTCGCCTTCGTTAGCCGGTTAAGTTCGCCGGTTAATGATCTCTAGTTCCCCCATTTTTGGAGTTTACCCAATGAGCATTGAAACCCGAAACAAGTTGATCTCCGACCACGCCGACATCCTGGCCCAACGGTCGGACACCCTGACCCAGGCCAACGAGATCGCCAAGCGGGCCGAGATGTCCCCCGAGGACATGGCGACCCTGGAGCAACTCGTCCAAACCATTCAC